AGACGTTTGTTTACCAACGGTGGATATTTCATTAATAACGGGGCTTCTTTATGTGAAAAACACCATATTGAAGCCGAGCAAACAGTTTTATCGTGTGATGATATCAGGGAAGCATGTGGAATCACAAGTATCGTCTTACCTGAACATTTTTACGATGATATGGAATATGATAAATGGGGTAATATTATTCTTCCGAACGGTAATAGGATAAAAGGTGAATTATTTCACGATGAGTCCGTAAAAAAGATTCTTGGATTAGGTAATGTTTTAGATTTCTTTCAGAAATATTACAAATATCCAAGGACTTATCATCTTCCTTGGAGTAATTTATTGAAAGATGACCGAATGTTGGAAAATGATACCCATTTTCACGGAAAACGTGTCATTGGTACATTAAAAATGGATGGTGAAAATACTTCAATGTATAACGACCATATTCATGCCAGGTCTTTGGATTCATCTTCACATGAAACCCGCAATTGGGTTAAAGGATTATGGTCACAAATATCTTATTTATTGGATGACGATATGAGAATCTGTGGTGAAAATCTTTATGCTGTTCATTCCGTGAAATACGAAGAATTACCAACATATTTTATGGTATTTTCAATTTGGTTTGACAATAGATGTTTATCTTGGGATGAAACTGTTGAATATACCAAAATTTTAGGTTTAATCAACGTTCCTGTGTTTTATGATGGGATTTACGATAAGGACAAAATAATTGCAGCATTTGAACCATATAGGTCAAAAAACGAAGGTTATGTAATTAGGTTAGCTGACGAATTCTTATATTCCGATTTTAGAAAATCTATTGCAAAATATGTTCGTCCGGAATTTAGACAAATTGTAAACAATTCACATGGACATTGGATTAGTAAAAAAATTGAAGCAAATAAATTAAAATAATATGAATCAAATTAATGAAAAAGTGTTTTCTGATGAAATTCTTAAATCAGAAAATTTAGTTGTTGTTGACTTTTGGGCTGAATGGTGTGGTCCGTGTCGTATGTTAAAACCTGTTTTGGATGAATTATCAGAAGAATATAACGATGTAAAAATCGTTGGTCTTGATGTTGACACTTATCCAAATGTATCGGTCTCCCAAGGAATTCGTGGAATTCCAACATTAGGGTTCTATAAAAATGGAATTATGGTTGACAGACTTGTTGGTGCAGTACCGAAGTCACGAATTAAAGAAAAAATTGATATTTTAAATCAATAAAATGAATAGAATTAAACTCGACCAAATTGATTTAGTTGAACCTGATGAAATATATGGACAATTTGAATTAATTAGAAAAGAAAATAGGAAATCTTATTTTCTATCCAAGGAAGAGGCTAAAAAAATGGCAGATTTTATTTATGAATATTTAAATCAGGAAGTAAAACAATAAACGTTTATCATCTATTAAGACTTTGACAGAAATGTCGAATGGTGGAGTGTTTGTCCTAAACGGTCAGACCCAAACGGGGAGTGAAGAAATTCATTCCCTTTTTTATTTATATTCACATTTGTTTTTTGTATATTTCTACATAAAATATTTACAATGGATAAAAATGAAGTAATTAGTGTTGTTATATCAACAAAAAAACGTGATGAAAAGTATGTAGAACAAATTCGTAAAGTGTTATCACATCCTAAGAGTGAAGTATTGGTTTATGAAAATGATAATCAATATTCATTGGCTGAAGTTTACAATAAAGGATTAAATGAAAGTAAAAATGATATTGTTATTTTTATTCATGACGATTTAATTATTGATGTTAAAAATATGACACCAAAAGTTATTAAATTGTTTGAAAAAAATCCTGAATTTGGTATTATTGGAATTGCGGGTACTGATAAATTAACAACTGGAAGATGGTGGGAAGATAGAACTACTATGTATGGTGTTGTCGGACATATTCAAAATAATAAACGACACGTCAATAAGTACTCAAAACAGACGTTTCCTGACATCGTTAAAGAAGTTGTTGCGGTTGATGGTCTTTTTATGATGATTCACAAAAAACGGATAAAACACACCTTTAACGAAGAATTTAAAGGATTCCACTTCTATGACCTTCCAATTTGTGTTGAAAACTTCTTAGATGGTGTAAAGATTGGTGTTACGACTAGATTTGATATTACACATAAATCTGTTGGTGGTACTGATAAAAAATGGGAAAAGAACAAATATTTGTTTGAAGCTCTTTATGAAAAAAATTTCCCGTTGACAACTAATGCAGTTGCCGAACTGGCACAATAATTGTTTTATTCTAATAAACTCATCAAATGAAAAACATTTTATTAGTACTTTTATTAGTAATTATTAGTTCGTGTGGTACAACTACCTTAACGACAAGATATTATAATGAACCATACGATAATTATCATAATTATTATTATAATTCTTATCCATATGGTATTACATATGGATTTGGATTAAATTACAGATATGGTTCGGATTATCTAAAAAGTCATCAGTTTTATGGAAAACCACAATTACCAAAAGATTATTACAGATATAATCAACCAACGCCAAAAAAACGTAATGACAAATATAGACCATCGTATAAAAAGCCTGAAAAAAATATTAGGCCAAGATATAATACCCCAAAAAATTATCGTAGATAATTTGGTATTTATATATATTATACGTATCTTTGTATAAAATAATGGGGGTGCCAGGTATTGATTGGTATCAATGAGATATATGGGCACGTAGTCAGATGTCATCTATGACTTAAAAACATGATGGTAAAAAACAATAGGCAACGTATATCGTAGCATGGAAGTAGCTGGTTTACTAGCAACTTCTGAAGTGGCTGTAGCTTAAGAAGTATACACCACAAGGGGGTCGAACTTACCTATCAACAGAAGTTCCAGTGTTAGATACAACCCGAAAATGTATCAGGAGTCTCGTTCAGAGGACTACTTCATTAAAAGTGAACTCGACACAGTTGTTGGTAATAATGTCAAAATAAGAACCATCTATTTGTTGATTATGAATAATCAAATAAACGTGTAGTCCATATATAACATGGTAAGCAAGACGCGGTTTCGATTACCGCCACCTCCACCTAAGAAACAGGTAGTCAGACGACTACCTGTTTTTGTTTATAATTTTCTGAAATTAATCTACATAGCTCCCACACCATTTCATCTGACATGTCATTTTTCATCCAATTAATACTTCTTGACACCCATCTAATGTTATCTTTAACATAACCTTTTGTACTATCTATTCTATCTAACGATGCGGTGTATATGGGGCTTTTTTCGATTTTACTATATGTTGATAGAATTAATTTTACCCCTGTAAATTCACATATACCGTTTTGTTTTTCCCATTGTTCTTTTAAATCTTCAATCGTAATATCAACTATTTGATTTCTTTTTAAAATATTTCTATAATGGTATCTAAATTTAGTGTTCTTATCTTCACGATTTCCAGAATGTTTTGAAATATCGTATAGTTCTGTATTACTTAAATTTTTCACATTATTTAGCCCGACACATCTTCGTGAACAGAAGTTAGGTCTTCCTTTTTCTGAGTTTCTTTTAATTTCACTAATCGGCTTTTGGAAAGTTTTACCACAATTACTACATATGGTATCACCCATTTTTCGTCCTTTATTTTTCATAAATATTTTTAATATAAATATTGTGGATAACGGGAAACGATTGTGGATGTAAATATAGTTTAACTTATTAACAATTATTAACAAAAAAGTTCATTTTTTTATTAACAAAACGGTGTATTTGTGTAAAACGAACATAAAAAAGTTGTTATATAAATATAGAAAAGTTGTAAAAAATAGAGTTTTTTATATTTCTATATAGAAGGTAGCCGAATTATACGGTAATTCGGCTAACCATAAACTAAAAAAAAATTAAATATGAAAAAAATTTTTTATTACATCTATCTTATTATTGAGATATTTGCGGCATTACTTTTTATTTACATAAATATAGATTTTATATTTTGAAGTAAAAAATAATAAAAAAAAAAGATTGAATAATAGTAGGTCTTTTCTTTTAACCACCTTCGGGTGGTTTTTTATGTCCCATATATAACGAACAAAGAGTCCTTTAGAGACCCTTTGCCGAGATGTGGAACAACCTCCTTTCGTTAACCAAGTTTATCTTCAAATGGTGACCAAACCGATTTGAATCTAACTATAAATATACAATAAAAAAAGAAACCCTCGGATTTTCGAAGGTTTTATGTTATTTTATTATGGTTTTTTACCCCACACAAATTTAGTTCCGTAACGTCTTTTCGGGTTCTTAATTTTATATAACCCTTGTGTTGCAAAATACTTATTTAAGTTTTGTAAATCATTGTCAGGTAAATTACTTAATTTTAATTTAACTCTATTGGTTTCTTTTCCATCAAGTTTTGCATAATACTTTTCATATGTTTGTCTTGGAGTTTCTTCCGATTGTCCCGGTTCTTCATTTTCTTGTGTTTGGAAAGGTTTTGTTTTTGTTGAATCCATATCACATATTTTAGAAACATCGGCATCAGTAAACCCATTTTTAAATCCCATTGCTGAAAGTTTATCATGTAAGATATAATCATAATATCCACTACCTCTTGGGTGTCTTGGAGTTGTTAAATCTAAACATCTTTGTACTTGTGCAATAGCGTCTGTATTCACACAACCTGGCGTATATGTTCCTTGACATTGATGAAAGTTCAAATTAGGTCTTTCTGTTGTTTGTTGTTGAACCTGTTGTTGTGGTTGAGCTTGTTGTTTTGGCTGTTCAGGTTGTTGTGGTTGAGCTTGTTGTTTAGGTTGTTTTGGTTGTACTTGTGGTTGTGCCTTAGCGGCATTAGCTGCGTCAATACAAGCTTGTGTTCCTTGAGCCCATTTTAAATCACAAGCAAACCACCCGTAAAAATCTTCAAGACTATTATCTTGGGGATCAACAGCGAAAGTTCCATCACTTGTTATAGTTTTAGTTAATTTATAATATAACTCCTCGAAATTTGCCTGACTATTAAAATTATCATTAATAAAATCATTTAACCCAACATCAGTACCTAAAATCGGACCAGGTGTCATACTCCATATGTGATCACCCTTTTTTGGTGTGATTGTTTTTAAACGTTTGTATAGAATTACTCTATTATTTCCTTGTCTTGTAGCCATTATTGAAGTCCCCATTTATCTTTTAAATTATTTGTTGGTGTTTGGGTTTGACTTGTTGTGTCATTTCCCTGTTCACCACCTAAACCTTCAAATCCATTTGGTAAATATTTATCTAAAAATCCTGAATTTTCAGGTGCGGTAGATGTTTCAAAAAAATCACCAATTTTAG